GCTTATCCTTTTTTTGCTTAAAAAGGCTGCCGCTGTTGTTTTTTGTTTCCATAGTTTTAATTTGTTCAGATACCTCTGTCCCCAGGTTAATTTTTTTATATCTTTCAGGAATAATCATTGGTACTGTATTTACCCAACTAATCGAATGATGCAATCTCTGATTAGTAGTTACCATCATTGACACCTTAACCGAAGATGGCATCATCATAACCGTTGTAAACGATTTGCAGAATGTTCCATATTGTAAATATGCGTCAGTCATACCACCGGATGTTTTTTGAGTTGCAGCCTGATTTAATTGCACTGACGTAAATGTAAAAAATAACCCACCTCTTGATCCTATTGTAACGTATGCGTTTACGTCCTCGTTTAATTGACCTAAAAATTGATATGGCCTATTAACACTACAAAAAAATGAGTTCATAGCTTTGCGTTTCAATTTAGTTCCAGCGAACCCGCCTATATGATCACCTCCTTGCGAAAAAGCTATTGACAGGCAATTCGGAATATTTTTCATAAATTCAATAAATGTATCAAAAACCTTATTAATGTTTTTAATATATGGACCTCTTTCATATCTAAATGAAAAACCTGTATAGTCATCATCTAGTACCAAAAAATATTCTTTATTTAATTTTTTTGCTATATTAAAACAAGCGTTACGGGCGTGTGTAGTGGTTCTACGGTTATCAAAATTATTGCCTTCGTCAACTAGATCAGCCATTGCTTTTTTATCGAATACAATTACTTTATGCTCGCCATACTTTTTTTGATATTTATGTATTGTAGCATCTTCGTTATCTAGTATTAAATACCAGTCGCCGCTATACGCGCACTTTTTTAACGAATTTAAAGTGAGTATTTTTTCTGGCCTGCCGTGTGTTATAATAAACACTACAAAATTATTCGCCATATTCCTCTAAATATTGTTTGCGTATATCGTCGGATAATTTTACATAACCGTATTCGATTGCCTTTTCAAAATCTATTATTACAAGCGCGCTGCGTTCCATAAGCTGCTGCATTTCTTTTGATGCATGTGCATAATAGTCTGCAATTTTTTCGTAATTAAATACTGTATGCCTTTTTGCCGCGTCTATTAAAAAATTTTTTTCTTCATAAGATAAATTACTTTTATCAATTTCTTTCATTAGCCGATGCGTTTTAGACTTATCACATAATTCTAATAAATAAGGCTGCTTATTTTTTGGCTCGTATATCGGTGCTCCTATCTTTGTAGTATATTTTTGATCATCACCGGGTGCAAATTCCTTTCCAAATAAATTGATTTGTTTCATTTTTTTGTTTTTTTATTATTTATAGGTTGAATTGGCTCGATATACACTACCTGTTTCCATTGCCCGTTAAAATTGCTAATTGCTATTGTCTCAAAGTCCTCATCACTACGAAGATATTTTGGCCGTAAAACAAATTGCCCGACATCTCTATTTTTTTCAACTATCATTGTTGACTGGCTCCACCTATCCGTGTTACTACCTAGATGGCCAAGCGTTTCACCTTGTCCTTTGCCTAAGTGTAAAACGCCTATTAATAAAATATCATATTGTTTTGTAATTCTTTTAAGCCAGTTTGTAACAAGCCTTGTTTCGCGTGGGTCATTATAGTCTAAACATAGATCTAGCATTCCATCTACAAAAATACAGCTGCAGTCTTTATTTTCTATTAAGTACTGTTCGATCATTGCTCTAATTTTGCTCGGCATATCTTCGCGTAAGCTATATGCGTCAAAAGTAGATGGCAAGGACTTTTTATCAGCTAGTGTAATTATTTTATCGACTTGCCGATAAAAGTCAAAGCTGCTCATTTCTGTATCAAAATATCCTATTCTTGGCCGGTCGTGAGGCAATTGTAGTTTCATTCCCCATATAGTTTGATAAACAGGAATCATAGCCGATGCAGCAACAGCTCCAATATATGTCGACTTACTTGCTTTAGGTAAGCCGCTAAATACAATATAGCTTTGTAAACAGCCAACAGTTTTACCTTGTATAGTAAAAATTGGTACTTGCTCGACAGGTTTATTAGCTGGATCATATCGCCTGCTATGTAAAAGTTCGCGTATATCGTTTGCCATTATTTTACATATTCCAGTAGCTGGATAGCCATAGCATAAAAAGTAAAATAATTAATAACCAAAATTTTGGGTTATTCAATAATACTAAGGACGTCTGTTTCATTTTCGTTGGTGTTAAGTTTTATAATAAGATCCTTTGCTGTCTTAATAGCTGCCTCTACTGGTGTAACTGGCTCGCCTTTGTCGGATAGCTTTTTAGTAGTTGATAATTCTAGGTAAAAAGGTAGCAGCTGAATAGTAAAGTACTCTAGCTTACTCATACCAGGGATAGGCGCAATAATGCGACCTAGATTATCTTGTGCTACTTGTGGCGGGAACGCAGGAGCGTTAAAAGTTTGGTTTTGCATAGTTGGATAAATTTTATAGATCTGTAAATAAAAAAAACTGTTTCAACTGCTATTATTACCAGCAGCATAATAGGATAACAAAATAGCCAGGTATAACTCCAGCTAATAACGCGATCAAATTTGCTCATAGTTTCCCTTATTAGCGTTAATTAACTGCCGCTGATAAAAGTCAATAGAATCATCAATTAGTGTGCGCAGTTCCATTTCTAGGTTAAAAGGAATAAGCCGTTGTTCTATTAGTATCCGGCTTTCGCAGTTAAAAGTTAGCTGAATCGCAATACGCTTAGTGTCTTTAAGATTAGATCCTAAAAATTGAAGCACTTTGATTTTGTCTTGCAGCATAGTTTTATACGCTGCCAGGTCGTTTGGTGTGGTCATACGGTTAGAATTTAAATGAATGTAGATCGTTTGTCAGTACAAATCTATAATACTTTATTTCATATAAAAAAAAAAAAATCTAGCTGTAAGTGGCTAGATTGAATAAAATGCTATAAATTAGTGAGTTATGACAAATACAACTCGGCTTCTTCTTTTCGCCTTCTTATTAGTCCTCGTGATACTACTTTACCTTTTGGCGTTGTCACTTTATTGAAATCTGCAAAATGTGCTGCTACTTCTTGATCGTTTGCACCAGCGTTTAATTTACGTAGTAATGTAGATCTGCTAAATGCTCCAACTCCTATATTATAGGCTAAACTTGTTAGCGCTGCTAACTGTCTATCATTTATAGGACGTTTTACTAAATTTTTTACGCTATTTTGTGTACTAGCTGTTACTAAATTTAACCAGCGCAATGCAGTTTCTTTTGTAATAACGTCACCCTCTTTTATTCTTGTTCCAGTTTCGGGATTGTATGTAGATCCGTAACCAATAGTCCAAATGCCTGCGCTGTCTTTATAGGCTTTTAAACGTATGTTTTCAAAATTTGCTATTATTTTTGCTGCACTCACTTTACTACTAATTAAAATAAGTCCTACAATAGCCAGGGCAATTATATAATTTTTGTACTTGCCCATTCATTACAGACCTGTTTTATCAAAATCTTTAGCTGCGGTAAGGCCCAGGCCTGCGCCAATTGTGCTAATACCAGTAACCAGGTCGCCTTTTAGTATGGCTGCTACGCCGCCAATAATAGTAGCAAAACCAAAAAATGTCGTTTTCCAGTTTTTAAATAGCTTTTTCATAATGACGTATTTTTAAATTTTTGTATAATAACGTCCAGCTTAGTTTCTAAGCGGATAAGACGCTCTGCGTGGTCGTCGTGCTTTGCCTGCTTTTCCTCTAGCGCTTTTACGCGCTGATTAAGTACGGCCCAGCTAGCACCAGCGCCAAAAACGCTACTGATTACTATCGTTATTATTTGTGGATCCACTTTCCTTCTGTTTTTTTGTTTCCTCTGCGATTTGCAGGTTAGTTTCACGCAGCTTTGCTTGAAGCCATTCAATGTTAGCCAGTAAGTCGTAAGCTGCTGCTTTTAGTGTTTGTAGTTTGTCCATTTTTTTAAGGTATTAAGGTTAAATTTAACTGCGTGCAAATATACTCATAAGCAGCTAAATTAATATCTGCCGACTGGCCCCAGGCTGTGTAGTCAGCGCCGCTTATTGTAGTGTTACCTTGCGTAAGGCTTTGTTTTGTTTCTGCGCCTTCGCTATCAGTAGTTACTTTACTAATATTCCAGTAAAACTGCGCATAGTCTGATAGATTGTCATTTACTATACTAGCGTCAATATAGTTGCCAGTTTCGCTTTGTCCGTTTTGCCAGATCTGTACTGGCTGAATTGAATATCCCATTTTTTTGTATTTTTTATACTGCGTAATAAGGTATTTTTCTATTTGTGCCGTTGATAATAACAGTAATATATCCTACTAGTGCGCCTGCTGTACCTGATAAAGTCAATCCTTCTAATTGAAAACTATTTGTATTTATATTTACGGAATTGCATCGAGTTCCAGCACCTGTTTGACCAATATTTAAATCACCGTTTGGAACATTAATTATAATATTTGTGCTAGGATCATTAACTATTATTTTTGTACCATTACCTGAACCATAAAAATCACCTATTGCCGCAAAATTTACAGCTCCAGCTGTATAATCCTCAAATTGAACTATAAAACCATTATAATCCCCAATATCCCCAATATATATTCCAGAATTTGC